CCTCTGGCTCTTAGCTGACTAATTTTTTCACGATTTGCATATCTAACGTAACTTACATTACTTTGGGGATCATATACTCTAATTTTAAACTTTTTACCTTCTGGTGTTTCAGATGATTTTTGAAAGGACTTTTTTAACTCTTCTATATACTCTTCGTTTAGATTTGGTTGTTTATCAACAAATACCTTATATAAAGCATTCGCCACTGCACTTGAGGCAGTTTCTTTTATAATAAATTCAAAATTTTCTGATCGAACTGAGCTACTACTCCCTTCGTTATTTTTTTGATCCGGCACACTACCACCACTTGTACCTTCTTTTCCAAATAACTTATTTCTAACTTCAGCTTTCTCCATTTCACTCATTGAGCTGTTTTGCATATATTGTGAATATGCAGTTCGTAATGGAAGATTTTCTCTTCTGGCACGATACCGAATGTCATATACTGCTTGTCGGATTCTTTGTTCTGGTGATTTTTCTGCGCCACTTCCTTCCTTTCTATCACCTCCACCTTTATTGCCAATACTACTGGATGAAGATTTATTTGCTTGTGAAGATAAAGCTGCTGGTGGATGACTTCTTGTAGGGAGTTCTTCAGCAATATGTTTTTTCATGTGTAATTTTAACCTATATCTTTTCTATTGTTATTTATTAATTTTACACCGTAAGGAACACCACCGAATTGTAAATTTTTAGATCCTGTACCAATCGCTCCGGGTGTCATGGTGTTGGCATACTTAAAAAACCCACTAGTCCCAACTAAGGTGTTAGGCTTTTGTGGTAATCTCATAATTCGTGCCATTGATGTTTCCGTATACGCTTCTTTAACATCTTTGATCCAAGATTTAAACATCATACCACTTTCAGTGACACATATAAGATAATTTGTTCCTCTACGAATAATTTTACCTATCAATCCAGTGTTCAAACTTTCTACATAATCACCTTCTATAAAAATTTGCTTACCAATATAATTTTCTCTGAGTGCTTGTAGGTCATATTCTGGAGCAATCTCCCAAATCTTATAACCTTCTTGTTGTATTTCTTGAATATTCATACCTTGGCGAACAGCATTAAATATGTTTAATGCTTCTTTATTTTTGACATCTTGAGGCAATCCACTGCGAAAGGTTATGAAATCACCTTCTGCGGCAGCTAATCGAAGTCTCGATGAAGAAAGTTGATCCATAGATTTGCCATCTGGATCAAAATCTCCAACTGGTACAATTTCAATTCCATCAAATTGATATAATTGACCATTGTAATTGTTTGCTAGTTTTTCAAATTCTTTTGCTCTATCGGGTCCTGTAATGACTTTCACGCCCGCATATCCATCATTATGTGCTTTTTTTAAAACATCAAAAACAGTTATGATGTTTGAATCATTTACAATTCTTTCACTATGGTAAGGATATATTGATCTCATAAATGAAATCTTAGTATCAGGATCTAAAGGATTCTTTTTAGCATCTTGTGAACGAGATGGAATAATTAAATAATCATCACCTGTTTCTGCTGCAGTGTTTGCAGCAGTATCTAAAATTTGAGAATGACCAAAAGTAGGAGGATTAAATCTTCCAAATACGACTACGAGAGTTCCTTTAGTTTTTGGAACATTTGGTGGAGCTGCTACTGATTGCTGAGGTATTTCTGGTTCAGGCTGTTCTTGTGGAAGTTCTTGTGCTACAACCTGTTGAGGTACTGGAGGAGGGGGTGGTGGTAATTGGGTTTGCTGTACTTGAGAAGCTTTATTAGAATATCCTAAAGGAATATTTTTTTCAAATTCAGATTGTTTTGGATCCTTTGCTCCTATAATTTGATTTTTATTATAAAATTTTAATTGACCACCTACAGTTTTTGCCTCAAACTCACCAGTTGCCCTATTATACCAGCCACCATGCCCATCACCAACATAACCAAATCTTTTTGCTTGTATTGTAGCATATGATGCTTCGGTTATAAATTCCCTAAAACTTTTCATTATTTTGTGATACTGCTACGAACAGAATTTTATAATTACATTATTATGTATTTATTCTTTAACGAACTGGCATCAAATCAAATAACTCTGGATATTGAGAACCATACTTTCGAATAATTTCACCAGCCTTTGCATTTGCTTGATTTTCTGTAGTGCTTCCTGGTTTACCACTTCCTAGTCTGCCCTCAATATGTTGCTTATAATGAAAGTATTCATGCGCCAAGGTTCTGAATATATCCATTGGATGACGATTAATAATACTTAAATAAATTATATTTTTATCTGATATTATTCCAAACGCCATAGTTTGCTTAGAGAACTCAGCATCGTCAATTAATACAACTGGTATATCATAAGAAATTTGAAGCTCTCTTTTTAAGAAGATAGTAAATCTTCTTAAGAGAACTTCAAATTGTGTTTTGGATATAGCTCTTCCTTTACTTTTACCAAGTATAGCCATTTTATTTTTTATTTATCAAAGATCTCCCTTTTCCCTATTTTCAGAATAGAAAACATCAAAATATCCATCAGGATAACGCTTCATTAATTTATCAGTATTAATTTGAACTACTTCATCAAGTGTAGTTTCAAGAGCAATACATGCTTGGACAATATACCATACAGTATCACCAAGTTCTTTGATCAAATGTGTGCGTGTTTCACTATTCCAAGTCTTTCCCTGAAAGATCAATTTTTTGACAATTTCCATAAATTCCCCACCCTCCGCATTAATACCAACAGCTGCAGTTAGAAGACGTTCAATATTTGCACCTTTCTCATCCAATTGAACCATACGATCGGATAGTGCAAGAAAATCTTTAGATGCATCAGATGTTACTGCATCTACAAATTCAGCATACTTGTTGAAGTCAACTTTTTGATTGTTTTCCATAAATTGATTGTTTGTTATGTTACTATTGTACCAAAAGTTAAGTGTGTTGTCAATACTTAAGATACCTAACTTCATCTATGAAGTTGGCTTCAAGTGCAGTACGAATCATTTTATCTGATGCACTGTCTTTCTTAGGTTTTTCTGAAAAGTAAACTACATATACAGCAGTTTTATCTTTGTACTTTAATAATGCTCCATTGCAAATTGCCTTTTTAACGTTATCTGTTCTTTTAGCTCCTGGTCGTTTTTTAGGACCAGTCTTACCACCTTTAGCCTCACCATGCTCTAGAAGTTCATTCTTTTGTGCTAGGTAATCTACATTAATACCTATATCATCGATTTCTGTATTGCAAGATAGGATTTTGTATCCTCTAGAGAGTAAATCATCTTTTACTAATTTTTCAAATTCAGTTCCAGTTTTTTTACTTTCTGCTTGAAAATTGTTCTTTTTCATATTTAAAATTTAAATCCATCAAAAGTTTTCTTGGGTCTCCTTTCCTCATCATCCTCCAAGTCTTGACCCGTATCCTGGAGATTGTTCTGTGCAGTTTGTTCGCAATCATATAGTCTCATTTTGGATCTATCAATGCCCACAACAAATCTTTTATAAACTGTAGGATCTGAATATCTATTCTTCAGTTGTTTTACGATTACTTGTCCAAGATTTTCCAACTCTTCTGTACTAATTAAAGCAATCATAAGATCTGCAGTTGCAGGAAGACCGAAAGATTCTGAAGTATCTGTTAACTCCAAATCTGATGAACCATAACCACTGCGAGTAGTTTGTGTAGCACTGAAAATAGGAACATTAAACTCGACTGCCAATCCTCTAAGTTCTTCTGCAATTGCTTTAATATAACTGTAAGAGTTTACAGAAAAGTTAGATTTATATCTAGAAGAAGAACAGATATTAAGATAGTCTACAAAGATAATATCTGGTCTAAATGATTTCTTTAGGGCAAGCTCATTTAACAAAGCTTTAAAATGTCCAGAGTGTGCAGATGCAGTTGGATATTCTTTGATAATCAAAGTACCTTGTGTTTTCTTGGATAGATTGGCGATTTTACTTTCAAAGATTTGCTTTGGTAGATCGACCAACTGTTGAATTGGAACATTCAATAGATTTGCATCAATTCTTTCTGCAATTCTTTCTTCTGCCATCTCCAGAGTAATGTAGAGAACATTCTTACCTTGAAGAAGACTTGAAGCTGCTACATGACACATAAACAGAGATTTCCCAACCCCAGTATTATGAGATGATACATCATTAGTATAATACCTATGATTTGGATGATTTACATTTATATCTACGATTGGTATTTTATTATTTGTTTTAATGACCTTGCCAATTTTAAGACCATCTTTAGTAATGAATTCCCAATAAGAATTAGATTGTTCTAATACTTTAGCAGTAATCCATCCCTGATTAGTTTCAAACAAATGTCCTTCATTGCATTTTACTTCATTATTATCTGATAATTGTAGTACATATTCTTCATAGATTCCTTTATTAATAAAAAAATTAACAGGAACATAACCATCTGGGGAATCAACTTCTACTTCATAGCCATTATCAAGTAATGTTTTAATTTCAGCAATTGATGTTTCTTTTTCGTACCACATTTTGTATAAATTTATTAGCAGGGACAGCGAAGTGTTTAATCAAATCTATTTTAACTTATGTGAAATTAATAAGTCAAAAAAAGATAA